TCTCTATTTTCTGCTGATTTACGATCCACAATAAATATTTGACGTTTAAACTCTGCTGTAGGATCTGGTGTGCCTAAAGGATTACTATTGCCTGGAAAATTTACAGCATCTAAAAATCTAGCCATAGTCCTTATTCTTGTAAAAGTAGCACCAGTAAGATCATTACCTGCTGTTACCTGATTAACACTGACCAAGATAGATGAAATTAATCCTGTTGCATTACTTATAGTTACCTTTGGTCTTGGAAGTTGACCACGTTGATATGCGAAACCTGTAGCTTCAATAGGAAATCTAAGATATGAATTACCTGCAAAAACTATCTCACCATTAGCGTTTAAGTTTGATCCTGCATGAAATCTGTAAATAGTATTCGCACCGTGTAATGCTGTGTCTAGCTGTAATACAAAAAGTTCAATAATTGCTGAAGGATTTATCTTTTGAACTTCACTGAAAACAGGCCCAGTACTCATGGTTCAAACACCTCTCTAAAAGTAGCCTGTATTGTAGCTCTGTTTAAATATGGTATTGATTTACTCCAAAACTCGCAGACAAACTGAGAAGAACTTGCTTCTCCAGGTGGTGTGAAAGTAAAGCTGGCACTATCATTCGCTCTTGCGTCAAGAAAAGTTTCTATTGTATCTGCATCTGATTCTGAAACTTCAAAGGTGAAGTTAAATGTCTTTGGGTTTTGGTGCTCTGCTAATCCAAATAAGATTCTGTGCTCATATCCGTCAGCAAAACGAACTCTTCTAGTATTTGGTGCAGATCTCTTTTGCTGTCCATATTTAGGAGCGATAGAAGGAAAGGTAGCCATTATGCAAGTAAACCTCCAGGTCTTTTTTGGTTTAATATTTCAGATTGTACTGCTGCTGAGATAACACGACCAAGTTCTCTACCTTGCTGATCATCACCTTCAACAGAAGAGCCAGAAGCATCTACATTTACAACTACAGTAGTTGATCCACCTAGAGCATGGTTTGGTGTAATCATTCCTGATACTCCAGGTGTAAACAATTCTGGACCACGTTCTCCTACGATAAAACTACCACCCCGTTTTACTGGCCCACCTTCTGCTTTAAATATAGACCCCAATAATCCACCGCCTCCTAGTGTTCCCTGCGTATTGCCAAAGAAAGCCATATTAAATGATGCGTCTATAAGTTTGTTAAGTACATTACTGAGAACATCGTTTAAGGTGGACGTTCCACGGATCATACCCTGTATGCCGTCTGCGATGTCGGTGGCTATTGTCTGCTGCATCTGTTTAAATGCTTCTGCTGTTTCCTGTGCTAATTGTCTTTCCTTTTCTAACAACTGAACTTTTTGTAGTTTGCTTCTAATAGCGTTTTCGTCCTCAATCGCTCCGTCTTTTTTCATTTCCATTATCTGCTGTTCAATCTCAAACTCCTCAGATGACATGGTGCGAGTTCGTTCTAACAAAGCAATTTCTTCATCAATATTTTTTATTCTTGATTCCTGTATTTTCTTTATCATGTTCTCTGCCTCTGACTCTGCATCTTTTTCATTAATTAACTTTTGTTGTTTTACTATTAGGTCATTTATTAATACTGTGACATCTCTTAAATCAGTAATATTAAATGCTCCAAACAATCCGCTACCCTTATCCCTGCCTAATAGTTCTAACGCTTTAGTTTGATCTTCTTTACTAACTTTATTTTTTATTCCTGGTGTTAAAGACTTTCTAAAATTAATTAATCTTTTAATCTCTTTACCCTGATCCGTGTTTAGATTCTGACCAGAGGCTTCTGCCTGACCTAATAAAGCCGTTCTCTCTACATTTATGGCTATAAATTTACCAATACCAGAATTTTGTAGGAAATTAGCAAAGGAAGCCTTCATTAATGTCATTATTTTGGCAAAGTTATTTCCTAATTCTGTAAACTCACTACCAAACTTCGTTAAAGCATTTACCCCGTCTTGCCCGACTAGATTTACCATTTTTTGTCTTGCTGCTTCAAATGCTGCCTCCCCATCTCCTAACTTCTCTAATGTCTTTAGTTGTTTTTCAAATTCTGTACCTGTAATACCTAATGCACCAGATAATGCAGTAACGTCCTTAGTGTTCTTATTTAAGGCTGCTCCTAACGTACCAACTTGAACAGTAAAACCTTGAATAGCCGTTACCGTAGCCGTTCCAATTAAACCTCCTGCAAAACCACCCATCTGCCCACCGACCTTATCGCCTATTAATCCACCAGTGAAACCACCAGCAGCAGCTAGTGGACCTTGCCCGAATAATAGTGGAAACGCACCACTAATTAATGCACTTGTTATTCCGCTTCCTCTCCCAAATCCTGCTGGCCCAGGTAAGACTTGACCTCCCCTACGATTAAGTGGAGAACTTGGCCCAATAGGATTTCGTAATGCTTGATTTAATCTTCGTGCTTCAGACGTAGCCCTTCTTTCTTCGGCCTTTATAGTTTGCAGCGTTTGTTTATTTCGTGCTACTTCCGATCCAATAAGTTTTTTATTGTTTGCTATGCCTCGTTTTCTGGCTTTGTTTATTCTTTCTTCAAATGCAGCAGCTTTTTTGGCTGATGTTGCTGTAAATCTTATACCTCCAGTGTCATCACGGCTTACAATTCTACCTGCATCGGTTAATCTCGCTGGAATTAAGCGTTTAATTCCTCTGGCTTCAGCGTTTAACATAGAAGCACTGGGTAATCCTTTGGGTTGTCTGAGTGCTGTTTGCTGATCTATAACTGCTGCTGTCCTGCCACCCAATTTTCCTGCTCTACCAGATAACCTTATAAGATTCATTCCAGCAGATTGCAGGTTTACCTGTTTTGCTTTTTCTGCTGTTACTTTCTTTTCAGCAGCTAGTGTCTTATTTGTGGTTAATAAATCCTCTTTACTTAACAAGAGTTCTTTCTTAGCTAAGTCAAACTCTTTCGCCTGTATATTACTGGCTGCTTTCTTTAATCTTTCCTCTGTTTCAGTAATATCTGCCATTTGAGATTTTACTTTCTTTATTCCCGTTTCTATAGTTAATTGTTGATTTCTAAGTTGTATTTGCTTTATTTCTTCTTTAGTTTGCTGCTGTTCTAGCTT